AGGAGACGCGCTGGCTCGACATTCGGGCCTGGGACGCGACGGCGGGGCTCATCAACGAGTCGGAATTGCTCGGCCGGCCGTGCTACGCGGGGCTCGACCTCGCCAGCACGACCGACATCGCGGCGCTGGTGCTGGCGTTCCCGCTGGAGGACGGCACGGTGGCCGTGCTGCCCCACTTCTGGGTGCCGCGCGACACGGCGCGGGAGCGCGGGCTGCGGGATCGAGTGCCCTACGAGGCGTGGGCCGAGCAGGGGCTCGTCCACCTCACGGACGGCAACGTGATCGACTACGGCGCGATCCGCGCCACACTGGCCGACCTGGGGGCGCGCTTCGACATCCGCGAGGTGGCCTACGACCGCTGGGGCGCCACCCAACTCGCCCAGCAATTGCAGGACGACGACGGCCTGACGATGGTCCCCATCGGGCAGGGCTTCGCCAGCCTGGCCGGGCCGACCAAGGAACTGCTCACGCTGGTGCTCTCCAAGCGCTTGCGCCACGGCGGCCACCCCGTCCTGCGCTGGATGGCCGACAACCTGGTGGTGCGGCAAGACCCGGCCGGCAATGTCAAGCCCGACAAGGGCAAGAGCACCGAGCGCGTGGATGGAATCGTGGCCCTGGTGATGGCGATTGCGCGCGTGATCGCCAACGAGCACGCGCCCTCGGCGCTCGACCAACGCGGCGGGCTGCTGGTGGTCTGATGGAGGCGGGATGCGGGCGGAGGTGGAGGCGACGGACATCCTGGGCCTGCTGGGCGTGGCGCTGGCCGCGCTCGGCCTCGCCCTGATCTACCTGCCGCTGGCGCCGCTGTTCGTCGGCCTGCTGCTGCTCGTGGTGGCCGTGCTCGGCAGCCGCCGCCGGCCGGCGCGGGGCCGCTAGCCGTGGGGCTCATCCGCTCGATACTGGAGGGCAGCGGCCTGCGCGCCCAGTCGCAGCCGTCACCGCTCGATGACTTCTGGTATCGGCCCGCGGGCTCGCTCGGGCCGTCGTCGGCGGGCGTGGCCGTCACGCAAGACACGGCGCTCAGGATTAGTACCGTGTGGGCGTGCGCGACGCTCATCAGCGAGGCCATCGGCAGTCTGCCGCTCATCACCTATCGGCGCACGGCCGACGGCGGCAAGGAGCGGGCGACCAACCACCCGCTCTACGAATTGCTGCACGATACGCCCAACGGCGGGCGGCAGACGGCGCCCGAGTTCGTCGCCCTGCTCCAAATGTGGGCGCTGCTCAGGGGCAACGGCTACGCGCGCATCCGCAGCGGGCCGCGTGGACCCGTGGATAGCCTGGAAGTCTTGTCGCCGGACTGGTGTTGGCCCGACCTGGCGACGGACGGCACGCTGCGCTACCGCGTCCACGACCCCCTGACGGGGCGCCAGGAGATCGTCAACTCGGATGACATCCTGCACCTGAAGGGGCCGAGCCTCGACGGCATCTGGGGGCTCAGCGTGATCGCCCATGCGCGCACCAGCCTGGGGTTGACCATCGCGGCGGAGGAGTACGGGGCGCGCTTCTTCGGGCAGGGCGCCCGCCCGGGCGGCATCCTGACCACCGACCAGCAGCTCAAGGAGGCCACGGTCAAGCGGATCGGGGAGCAGTGGCAAGAATTGTTCGGCGGGGTCGGCAACAGCCACAAGACGGCCGTGCTCGAGCAGGGCATCACCTACCAGCCCGTCGCTATGACGATGGAGGACGCGCAGTTCCTGGCGACGCGGGAGTTCGAGGTCAGCGACATCGCGCGGTGGTTCCGCGTCCCCGAGCCGCTCATCGGCATCACCAGCAAGGGCACCGTCTGGGGCACGGGCATCGAGAGCATGGGCAATCACTTCCTGACCTACTGCCTGCTGCCGTGGTTGAACCGCTGGGAGTCGATCATCCGCGCGAAGCTGATCCTGGCCCCGCAGACCTACTTCGCGGAGTTTCTGGTGGACGGCCTGCTTAGGGCCGACACCGCGACCCGCTACGCCGCCTATGCCGTGGGCCGCAACTGGGGCTGGCTCAGCGTGAACGAGGTCAGGGCGCACGAGAACATGAATCCCATCGACGGCGGGGACGACTACTTGCAGCCGCTGAACATGCAGCCGCTCGGCGCACCGCCCCCGCCGCCATCGGGGAGCGGGCAAACCGACTCCATGCCGAGCGGTATGCCACCGGACATGCAGGGGGCCGCGTTGGTGCGGCCGTTCATCCGTGATGCGGCGGCCCGCGTGGTGCGCCGCGAGATTGGGGCGGTCGGGAAGCTGCGGCGGCAGGCCGAGGGCGACCCCGGGGCGTGGGACGTCGCCCTGGCGACGTTCTACAGCGAGCATATGGACTTTGTGGCCGAGGCGATGCACTTGGAGCCGGTGGTCGCATACCACTGGGGGCTTGACCAACGGGCTGCGCTCATGGCCGACCCGTCGCTGATCGAATCCGCCGACTGGGAGCGTGAGCGGACGGACGCGCTGGCCGCGCTGGCATTGGAGGGTGGATCGTGAGATACCCGCACGTCTGGGCGTTCGTGGCGGGCTCGCCGTGGGCGATCCTGCCCGAGAAGCTGTCCGCCATCCTCGCCGTGCTGGAACTCCGCGAGGCGGGGGAGCGGCCATCGGCCGAAGAGGTGCAGGCGATGCTCGGCGCGGCCTCCGACCGCCAGTCGGCACGCGGCGGCGGCGGCGTGGCCGTGATCCCGATCCTCGGGACCATCAGCCAGCGCGCGGACCTGCTCACCGAATCCAGCGGCGGCGTGAGTACCGAGAAAGTCACCCGCCTGTTCCGCCAGGCGATGGCCGAGCCGTCCGTGGGTAGCATCTTGCTCGACATCGACAGCCCGGGCGGCTCCGTGTTCGGCGTGCAGGAATTGGCCGACGAAATGGCGGCGGCGCGCGGCCGCAAGCCCGTGGTGGCCGTCGCCAACAGCCTGATGGCATCCGCCGCGTATTGGCTCGGGTCGCAAGCCGACGAGCTGGTGGTCACGCCCTCGGGCGAGGTCGGCAGCATCGGCGTGCTGGCGGTCCACCAGGACGCCAGTGCTGCCCACGAGCGCGAGGGTATCACCACCAGTCTGGTCACCGCGGGCAAGTACAAGGCCGAGGGGAACCCGTTCGAGCCGCTGGGCGCTGAGGCCAGGAGTGCCATTCAGGCGCGCGTGGACGAGTACTACGGCGCCTTCACCCGTTCCGTGGCCCGTGGCAGGGGCACGAGCGTGCAGGCCGTCCGTAGCGGCTTCGGGGAGGGCCGCGTGGTCGGCGCCCGCGAGGCCGTACGGCTCGGCATGGCGGACCGCGTGGACACCCTGGATAACACGCTCGCGCGGCTGGCCGGCGGTCGCTGGCAGCGCCCCGCCCGCGCCGTGGCGGCCGACATTTCCGACATCGGACCCGACATTTCCGACATTGCGGCGGATGCGTCGTCCTTCCCCGACGCGCCCGTCGCGCTCCCCGCCGACGCGGCGGCGCCATCGGCCTCCGACGATGCCGACCGCCGCCGTCGGCGCCTTCGCCTGCACGCCGCCATCTGACCGGTTGCTCCCGCTCCGACGAGACGGGGGCTTTTCGATTGCGCAGCGCCACGTCCCTCCGACGAGCGGGCGAGCCGAGCCGCGTTCACCCCCACACGGAGGGGACCATGCCCAGTCGCTACATGACGCTCCAGCAGGAGCGGACCGACCTGGTTGCCGAAGGGCGGCAGATGATCGACGCGGCCGAGCGCGAGGGCCGCGACCTGACGGCTGAGGAGCGGACCGACGACGACCGCCGCATCGTGCGCCTGGACGCCATCGCGGCGGACCTGGCGCGCGAGGAGCGCCGCCGCGAGCACGAGCGCACCGCGCCCGCCGCCGCCGTCCAGCCCTTCAGCCCCGACTCGGGCTGGCAGACCACGACGCAGGGCACGCCGCCGCACCTGGCCGCGCTGCTCCAGGGCCACGGCGTCCCCGCCTGGCTCGCCCGTCACCCGCAGGCGCTCACGCCCGAGGCGCGCAATAAGGCGGGGCTGCCTTATCTGATCGCGTCCACAGACGGCCAGCGCCCGTGGGGCTACGAGTCGGGCGCACCCTTCGGGGAGTGGCTCCAGGCCGTCCACCGCGCCCGCACGCGCGGCATGGTGGACCCGCGCCTGATCCGCGCCGCCGGCCAGGGTCAGCAGGAGCAGGTTGGCGCCGACGGCGGCTTCCTCGTGCAGCAGCAGATCATGGACGCCGTGCAGCTCAACATGCTGACCGGCGCGATCCTGGCGCGCGTGCGCCGCATCCCGTTGCAGGACAACAGCAACGGCGTCCGCATCAACGTGATTGACGAAACCAGCCGCGCCACGGGCTCCCGCTTCGGCGGCGTGCAGGGCTACTGGCTGGATGAGGGCGCGGCCAAGGTCGCCAGTACGACCAAGTTCTACCGCATGACCCTAGAACTCAAGAAGGTCGCCGCGCTGATGTACAGCACGGACGAATTGCTCCAGGACGCCTCCGCGCTCGAATCCGTGATGACCACCGCGATGGCGGAGGAGCTGCGCTTCCAGGTGGAGGACGCGATCATCAACGGCGGCGGCGCGGGCAAGCCGCTCGGCATCCTCGCCTCGCCCGCCCTGGTGACCGTTGGCGCCGTCAGCGGCCAGGGGGCGGGCACTGTGGTCGCGGCCAACCTCAGCGCCATGTGGGGCAGCCTGATCGAGTCGAGCCGCGCCAATGCGGTCTGGCTCATCAACAGCGCGGTTGAGCCGCTGCTGGACGGGCTGTTTATCCCGTTCGGCACCGCGGCTGGCGTCGCGCCGCAGTTCGTCACCTACGGCGTGGACGGCGTGATGCGCATCAAGGGCCGCCCCGTCATCAGCATCGAGTACGCGGCGGCCCCCGGCACGGCTGGTGACATCATCCTGGCCGATCTGGGGCAGTACGCCTTCATCGACCGCGGCGGCATCCAGCAGGATTCTTCGATGCACGTCGCGTTCCTGACCGACGAGACGTGCTTCCGCGCGGTGTACCGCGTGGACGGCGCGCCGACCTGGCGCAGCGCCCTCACGCCGTACAAGGGCTCGCCCACCAAGAGCCCGTTCGTCGTGTTGAACGGCTCCCGCACCTAGGCGGGCCACCCCCGATGACCGCATGGCGGGGGCTCGGACGCCCCCGCCCCACCGACCCCACGGAGGGACGCATGAGCGCACTGCTCACCGAGCGCGTCAAGAGCATCCAGATTCTGGAGGCCAAGAACTACACGGGCGCCGCCGGCGCCGACGTGTACCTCAGCCTCAAGAACTACCGCCGCGTCCGATTCACCATCAGCACGGGCGCCTGGGCCGCCGGCACCGCCGCCGTGACCCTGCTCCAGGCGACGGCGGTCGCGAACACGGGCAGCAAGGCGCTCGCCTTCGCCACCTACTACGACGACCTGACCACCACGGGCACGCTGGTGAAGAAGACGGCGACGAGCAACACCTTTACCATCGGCGCGGCCAACAAGCAGTACGTGATCGAGGTGCTCTGCACCCAACTGGACGTGGCGAACGGCTACGATTGCGTGGCGATCCACATCGCCACCCCGGGCGCCAACGCCGACCTGTACGCGGTACAGGCGGACCTGTACGACGCCCGCTTCGAGGGCGTCGGCGCGATGCCGTCGGCGCTGGTCGATTAGGGCTCGTCGGGCGGGGTTTCGGCCCCGCCCATCGCGCACACAGAACCCAAAGGAGGGTGACATGGCGAAGGCGAAAGATGAGCGCGTCACGGTCCGTGCGGCGGACGGCACGGAGCAGCGCATGACGCGCGCCGACGCGGAGGCACAGGGGCTCACGGTCGTCGAGGAGGAGGCGCCGGCCGAGCCCGCCGCGGCGGAAGAGCCCGCCGACCCCGCCACGGGCACCGAGCCCGAATAGCGCAGTGGGGCGGGGCGAACAGCCCCGCCCCCATCCTTGGAGGCGCGCATGACCGCCATCCTCGTGGGCCTCGGCCAGCATTACCAGGGCGTGAGCGGCGACACGAAGCCGACCGCGGGCGTGGCGGCGGGCTCGATCTTCGACGCGCTGGACACGGGCCAACGGTACGTGTATGACGGCTCGGCCTGGCAATTGCCGCCCGGTGGCGGCGCGGTCGGCGGCGGTGGTGGGAGCGCGTTCGTCACGCTCTCCGCGGTCATTACCAAGACGGGCGCGGGCGACGTGACCGCCTACACCGCCAAGGACGTCTTCGACGCGGCGACGGGCGCGGGCGCGACGCTCACCGGCGCCGCTCGCGCGGTGGGCGGCTCGGGCGTCATCGTCAAGGCGCGGCTGGCGACCGACCTCAAGACGTGCGTGGCGCGCTGGCGACTGCACCTGTTCAACGCCGCGCCGACCTACATCAACGACAACCTGCCGTTCCTCTTCTTGTACGCCAACGAGAGCAAGTACGTGGGGTCCATCGACTTCGACGCGGTGTTTACCGAAGACCCAACCAACAGCACGGCGGCCTACAGCCAGAAGGTCGGCAACCTGTTGCCGTTCGTCTGCGGCGCCACGGCGAACCTCTTCGGCATCCTCGAAGTGTTGGACGGGTTCACGCCGACCAGCGCCCAGACCGTGACGGTGACGCTCACCATGAGTCAGGCCTGATGCTGGCCCAGGCGCCCGGCCTGCTGGCCGTCCCACCTCGCTCGACGCCCTTGCTGCTGGGGACGTTCGCCGCGAACATCGCCGCCCCGTTGCCCAGTCCGCTGCAACTGAACATCGGGACGCTTACCATCACCGATGCCTCCAGCGTCATCAGTCAGGCGACGGGCCAACTGGTCATCAGCGGCACGCCCGCGGCGCTCTCGGGGGCGCTCGCCTCGGCCAGCCTGCCCCGCGTGGCGGGCACGGCGGTGATCTTCGGCGTGCGCAAGCTCACCACGTCGGGGAGCAGCAAGTTCGGACTGGCGAACAGCGCTGCCATCCCCGCCGGCCCGTATGCAGGCCTGGACCTGTCCAACGCCACCGTGCCGCGGCCGAACGTGAGCGGCGGGACCGTCGCCTCCTGGGGCGAGGTCATCGGGGTTGGCTTCAACTACTGGGAGGCGGCCTTCATCCTCAGGAGTGCGGGCTTTTTCATCTGTGTGCGCGAGTCGCCCGCGGCCGCGTGGGTGCTGGCGTTCGTCAGCGCGCAGGGCAGCACGGCGGTCTGGCCGC